ATCTTGGATTGCATCAGCGCCCTCAGCATTGAGGAGAGGTGCCCACTTTTCCTGCAGTTGTTCGGAATTGAACATTTGCGTTTACCTTAAGTGTAATTGTTTTAGGTTTGAATTAATATTAAATTCAGTTTATTTGTTAAAAGCAGAGAATGTCTTCAGATATGCACTCATCGAATTCGATACTGATTCAGGAGCAGCTTCTACTCCCTCTGAAAGAGTTTCTGTTTTAACAGATGAAGTCTTAGATGGGAAATAAGATTCCTTCAAAGTCTCCAACTTTTCACGATACTTAGCTTCACTTTCAAACTCTACACTCTCGGAAAGCGTAGCAAGCTTTTCTTTCTGAGTGGACGCAAGTCCTTCAGAAACATCGGCAAGAATTACATCTGAAGTAGACTCAGAAAGTCTCTTATTCAGTGCTACATTCTTATCGATTTGCTCATTGAGTTTGGTCTCCATATCATCTAGTTTTTCTACCATACTCTCAAGTACATCATATTTATCTTCAGGGATTGATACATAATGTGCTTCAAACAGGCCCTTCAGGCCTGTCATGAAGGATTCGTTAAGATCCTCCTTAAGACCACCTTGAATAGCAAGTTGATTCTCTTGCATCCACTCGGATGAAACATACTCTAAGTAAGAATCAACACGCTCGGTGAGTTCGGACTTAGCTTCTACTAGTCCTTCCTCAAGTTTTAGAATATATTGTGCATCTAAAGTTTCCTTAAGTTGCTCTACTCTAGACTTGATAGCAGCCTCAAAAATTGTTTTTGCTTTCTCTTGGAACTCTTCAGAGAGTTCTTCACCAGCAAGAAGTGCTTTAACATCTTCTTCGACGTTAATCTCTTCAAATTCAGGTGCTTCAGCAACAACTGCTTCTTCTTCAGTTACTTCTTCCACAACTTCTTCGTCAGTGACAGTCTCTTCTTCTTCGATCACTTCGTCAGTAATTTCTTCTTCTTCCTTAACTGCTCCTTTACGGTTAGTAACTGCATCAGAAACCTGCTTAAGAGTTCCGCCAGGTGTCTTTACCTTTGCAGAATCATCGTCTGGTTTGTAGTTGTCGGGAGTTGGACCTCCCAAATCCTCAACAGAAGCGCCAGAGGGCTTTTCCATAGGCATCCCTTGTGCTGCGTTAGCATTAACCGCAGTTTTGGATTGCTTAACGTCCTCTTCCATTGCTTGTAATTGCGTGCCACTAGACATTTGAAGTTTCTCCGTATTAACCGATTGTTTAAATTAATCTATATTTATTTATAAATTGTAAATTTACAATGAGTTAATAAACTCATTGAAAAGACTGATTTTATGCTCATCTAACGCTTTTTGCGTCACAAGAGTGTCAATTTTAGCCTTAGTTTCTGCAGCGAGTCTTTCACGAAGTGTATCTCCTTCCCAAACCCACTCTTTTCCTTCCATAATTCCTTCAACAAAAGCATCCGGAGCAGAAGGATCAGCAACGATATCAGCAGCAGTTGCTAACATAAAATCACTACCAACAACATTAAAACCTTCTTTGGTTGGTTTTAATGAACCAATACCTCTTGAAGAAACGCCAAGTTTTACACCTTCATTAATCAAGGACTTAGCGATTTGACCCATAGGAGTCTCAAGAATCTTTGCTTTACCAATAAAATTAGAACCGTGCTCTCTTAAAGAAATGATTTTATGCGAAACTCTATCGAGGTTAACAGTTGGACCATCAGGATGACCCAATTCTCCAAGTGCTCTGCCTGGAGTAATATTAGACTCATTATACCTAGCAACCTCTTTTTGGAGAGTTTCCATAGGATACATCCGACCATTACGATTCTTGATGTTTCCTTGTAGGAAGACACCTTCAATATAAAGTGATTTCTTATCACCTTTTCCTTCAGTAATAAACTTTACTGATTCGATTTCTTCTCTAATGAGTTTCATCAAGAATCTCCGCTAACTTGTACTTGCTGTAGATATGCCACACCAGTTCCTAATGCCAATGTACCAACTGTGAAAGTGCCTCTCACATATGCATCATATGGAAGACCATCTCTTGTTGTATTTGGATATGGACTAGCAGAAGGATAGTTAACAACAATACTCTGAGAGAAAGTTCCTCCTAAAGGATCTGTGTTATTAACACTCATTACAATGTAATCACTGAAATCATAATCTGAATTGCCACCTACAGATAAGGCAACAGAATCTCCAACCACAAATTGAGATCCTTCACCTTCTGGGAATGTTAATGTAGTGGTAGCAGCAGCACTGGTAACACCAACAACTCTTTGTGATCGGGGTTTACCAATATTAATGACTTCCGTTGTATTCTCGGCAACAAAGTAATTTGCTGGAGTTGCAGTAACACCACTTGTGCCAATACCAATATGAGCACCTTTGGTTAAAGCAGTGACTCTCAAACTATCAGATTGATGAGAAAATGCAGTAGCTGTTTTAACATTAGATGTACCAGTCGTAACTGCAGTACAAATTCCTACAGGATTATGAGCCATTATTCATTCCGTCGATGGACATTGTGATTATTAGTTATTTATAATCAGGTTTCTTCTACTGGTTCTACAGAGTCTACTGTATCAGGAACCTCTTCTTCTGGTTCACCTTGATCAAACATATTAGCAGCTACATTAGGTTTAATAGCATCAATTTTCTCAGCACTCTTATTAAAAAGAATATCTTTGATCTTATCACTTATTCCAGATGGCGAATTATCAGACGCCATCATATCCATTAAATCAGCATTAGTTACTTCAGGCATAACATTAAATAGTACAATTTTTAGTATTTATCAAATTATTTATCAAATCTCGGCAGACTTGACTTCCTTAGCAGATGGTTCCATTACAGATGCATCCACTTCGGGTTCTTGAACAGGTGCTCCAAGATCTAAAGGTGCTCCTGTTTCTGGATCTACAGGTGCCATTGGATCAGGAATAATTCCCTCCTCAATCTCCTTTGCAATCAGTTCATCTTGTTGAATGATTTCTTCATCCGTCTGACGAAGAATCTTACGGCGAATATAATCTTGTGAATAATATTTACCTACATATGGTTCTGCAGCTGCAGCCATATTAATTCTTTCAGTAAGAAGTTCAGTTTCTTTTAGTTCTGAGAAATGATTATCATAGATGAAATCATACTGAATATGATCCTCCATAATATTCCAATCTTCTGGAGTAATGATATTCTTAAGAATTAACTGCGTCTTAAGCATATCATTAAACATTGCTGAGAATCTTTTTCTCAAACGTCCAACAAACTTACTAAATTTAACCTCATCTCTTAAGATCTCTGAAGACCTTCCAAGGTTAAATCCACCATCTCCACCAATCCTAGAAACTGGAACATTAAGTGCTCTGTATAGTTTATCTTGGAAATACTTAATATCAGTAATCTCTCCAAGGTTTTGACCACCAGGCAAAGTGGTAATCTCTGTTCCTCTACCACCTTCACGCCGAGGTAACCAGAAATCTTCCAGCATGCTCATAAATTTCTTATCATCACGAATCTCACCAGTAGATGCATCATATACTAACTTATTACGATAACGCATCATAACATCACGAAGATATTGCTCTGCCTTTACCTTAGGTAGATTGCCAACATCAATATAGAAAATTCTACGTTCTGGTGCTCTTGATATTCTATAGATAACAAGACTATCCTCAATCATTCTAAGTTGATTGAGAGCTTTGATTGATTTGTGGAGATATGAAAGAGTTGATCCCTTATTCCTATCTACAAGTCCAGAAGTACAATATGTAATAGAATCCTTAGTGAATTTGATTCCAGCATTAGCACCTGCTGTTGAACCAGAATTTAAAGGACTTCCTATTGCATACTGCTGTTTTGGATTATAAAGGAAGTATTCTTCTATCTGAGGAAACTGATAATCCATAGGATTATCACTTATATTATTACTTTGTCTATACTTATCTCTTTCTTCTGCTTTATTTTTACGCACATAACGCATCTTTAATGCATCAACATAACGCAATTCTTTTATACCTTCATGTGGTTTTTTAAGGTCAATTACTTTATGATAATATAATCTGCCGTCAATATACCAATTTCTATAGATTTCATGCGATTTTTTATCAAAATCAAGCATTTCTTTGATATATTTAAACTCATTTCTAATCTTATTTTTGATACCATCACTAGCTTTAAGATTAGATAGTTCAATTTCTACTGGACTATCATTCGTATCAGATACAATTGCTTCATTAACAATATCTTCAATGGCACTATCCGCTTCAGGATGAAGAGCCATTTCACGATATCTTTTGATTAAGTCAAACTCAGTTCTATAAACACCTTCAATATCAACATAGGAACCAAAAAACCCACTACTCAAATAATGATCACTCTGATCCTCTTTAGATTGAGGAACAGGTGATAGAGTAGTGGGTGATTTTGATTCACTATCATTAATAGAGAATCCAAATAACTTAGGCATGATTTATTTTCTTATCTTAATCGCTAATCTATTTATCAGACTTAATCAGACCTTTATTCCACCAACAATTGGTTCCCAGTATTGAACTTGGAATTCAACTGTAAACTCCTCAATAGTATCTCCGGTATCATATGAAAGATCAATTGCGGAAATACTTGTTGGGAAAATACTATAGAATTTGTAAGACTGTACTGCTTCTAAACCAGTTCCATCAACAGATCCCTTTGAAGAAGCTAATCTTGTCATTTGAGTGACAGTTGCATCAATCTGATAATCTGCTGGATTAGCATCGCCACTAGCATCGGCATATTGACCGACCTGTTGCATCCATGTTTCCATGGCATTGCGAATCTCAAAGTCAGTATCATTAATTACTGTAATAGTCCAAACATCAAAAGTTCTGTCTCCAGCAACTTTAAAAATTCTTCCTCTAAAAGGAATCTCAATCGGCGCAATAGTAGATGCAGGTAAAGAAGCAGCTTTACATAGCATTTTAAGTTTATCAGCAGGAATCCCAGCGACTGATGCTGAATCGGTCATTTCAATCTCAAATAAATTGGGGCGGGCGCCACCGCCCACCAAAGTTGATTTGAAATCCTGAATAGTATGTGGCATTTGTTGTGTCCTCCGTGTTGTTATTTATTATGTTATTAGATTAAACAGTACCGGCAACTTCTTCAAACGAGACACCAGTTCTCGTTGCAACAAATGTCAGTGTGACATAGTTGATTGCTTTGGCAGGTTTCAGGTAAATGTCTGCTCTAAATTCATTGTTATCAATAACATCAGGAGTGTTATTTGAAGTATCACAAACAACGAGGAATCCGTAAACACCTCTCTTTGCTTGAACATCACGAAGATATGGTTCAACAATATTCTTGAAGTTTGCTCTTGTTATCTCATCATTGAGTTCAAAGAGTTGTGCTTCTGCTGCTTTCTGTAATGCTTGCTCAACGGTAAGGAACAAACGACGAACGTTAATTCTATCAAACGCAGATGCATATCCAAGAGCAGTCTTATCTCCAAAGAGAAGAGTTCCAATTCCAGGTTGAGTAATAACAGAGTTAATTCTCAATGGATAGAGTTGATCTCTTTGTGCCTTGCTTGGGTTATAAGCAAGTTTAACAGCATTATTAATGATTCCTCTTTGCTGTCCAGCAGGTGAGAACCATGGATATGCTAGAATTCCAGTACGGCAAGTTAAACCAGCAATGTCTCCATTACATGGAATGTAACGGAACTTATTATTAAAACGATCATAAGTGTACTTATAACCACTATCAAATACACCATAAGATGTAGATGTAAGTGAACTAAAGTATTGAATCAAGTTTGTAGTTTGTGTAGTCGTATTAGACTCACCAACTACGTTTGCTCTATGTGGTCCAATAAATGCAACACAATCTTTTCTTTGATTTGCTATAGAAAGTAGATGATTTGCTTTTGCTTGTGACTCATCCTCATTGGTAAGTCCTGGACCCATAATAAGATAATCCATAGCAACTTCATCTTCGTTGCTTAACTTATTATATGATGTTTGAAGATCTCCTAACGCGGCTTTAGCACCCTTATTAGCAGAATAATCAATACCACCCGTCAATGTGTAAGTAGTATTACCAATACCACTAAATGTTACTCCTTGAGCGTCTAGACCCCAGAGACCATCTCCATTTGTGACTTGAACATATCCTGCACCTGCAGTTGTAAATCCAGTAGCAACTGGAACAGTCCTCCAATATGCATCTTCTGCGGAAGAAGGATTACTTCCAGCATAAACTTGATCTGAGAAATCAGCAATATATTGCTCATACCAGTTTTTCTGTGGAGAATTTGTTGCAGAAACAGCATCTTTTGCTTTAGAAAGATTTAAGTGCTTCTCAAGAATACTTCCTGTGACTCCACTAATACTTCCTGTATCATCAACAACAACCACATGAATACCATCATTCTTACCACTTCTATCAAGAGTGTATTTGGTACTAACAGGTCTGGGAGCAATAGACTTCCAGTACATTACTCCATTGTTTATTTGGAGTTTCTGCTCATCATACCAATCAGTAGCAGTTGCAGGAGTATATGCTGCAAGAGTAGCAGAAAGACCAGTATTAATACCAGCATTATCTACAAAATAGCAAGAATCTGAAGTATCAAAAGAAGCAAATGATGTGTTCTCAGCATAAGTAATTGCTGTTTCTGTACCAGCTGCCGAAACTCTTGATGTTACCTTAACATTAATTGTAGATAGTTCACTTGTTGCTTCAGTATTAACACCAGTAATAATACCCTTTAAATATCCATTAAACTGACTGGTTGATCCTGCTCCAGGAAGATTAACATCCAAAACAGCAGTAATACCATATCCAATTGTTGCACCGGCAAGTGATAAGTTACTTGTCGTAATACCAATTACTTGGTCAGCAACATCATCAATAACACAAACCTTTAAATCATTAGCCCAAGTACCAGGATTCTTTGCTGACCAAGTATAGTTGGTATCTTCGCCATCACCATGATTCTCCATATAATCATCATAACTATCAATCCTACCTGTTCCTGTCATTCCAGTGTAGGCATATCCAACACCAGCATTGGCATTCTGTAAAGTAGCGCCAGCAGTTCTTACAACTTTTAAGACTCCGCCATAAGAAAGATAGGATGCCGCGCTCATCCAAT